TTCATTGAGAAGAAATTACATGGAAGAACTGAAAAAATATGGGGAACCCATTTATAAAAAGAATCAATTTTGGCAGTGGATTTCAACGAGAGATCACCCGGAAGCAATTGAAACTCTTTCCAGTGTCTTAAATTTATCAATTGAGTACATTAATAAAAAGAAAGGCTCATGGCTCGTGAATACAACGAAACCGAGTAATTATGACTCTTTGGAGTCAAGCGAGATAAAGAGCTTGGATGATCAGATTGACGAAATGATTCAATACAAATATAAGTTCATTAATTATAACGGGTTGCGAAGAGATAAATTGAGAGACATGACAAACAATTTTGAGACGAATATATTTGATGATGCTGTTATTATTATTGACGAAGCTCACAACTTTATTAGTAGAATTGTGAATAAACTCTCAAAAGAAAAGGAGATTCCAATTGATAAAAATGGCAAAAAAGAACGTCTCCCATATTCTTTGGCTCTCGTTCTTTATGAGCTTTTGTTAAGCGCTAAAAATGCTCGCGTCGTTTTACTAACCGGAACTCCTATTATTAACTATCCGAATGAAATTGGAATACTTTTCAACATACTTCGTGGTTACATAAAGACGTGGGAGATTCCTCTTGACATTCGTTCTGGACAATCTGTAACCAAAGAAAAACTGCAAGAATTATTTGCTAGAGAGAAAGTTTTAGACTATTTTGACTATTCCAAAGATAAAGTTATTACGGTTACAAGAAACCCATTTGGGTTTGAAAATAAATACAAGACGGATAGCGGGTATCACGGAGTTACAAATAGACCCAAAGAAATTAAAGACGACGCCGGGAAAATGCACATGGAAGAAAGAGGTACAATTAGCGACCAAGACTTTGAGAGAAGAGTTGTCAGCATTTTGGAGAACAATAAAATAGGAGTTAATACTGCCGGAATTAAAATTACTCTTCAAAAAGCTCTCCCAGATAGATTTGATGATTTCGTTGAAAAGTTTGTCAATGTTGAAAACGGCAACACAAAGAACATGGAATTATTCAAGCGACGCATTATTGGCTTAACGTCTTATTTCAAAAGCGCACAAGAATCACTTATGCCAAGGTATGAAAAGTTGGCGGATTTCCATGTAATTAAAATACCGATGAGCGATTACCAATTTAAAGTTTATGAAGCAGCTCGTGCTCAAGAGAGAAAACAAGAAAAATCGTCAACGCAAAAAAAGGGAGTCGTTGACGAAAATGGAATTTATAAAGATCCTTCATCAACGTACAGAATTTTCTCTCGTTTATATTGCAACTTTGTTATGCCAAAACCCCCTGGAAGACCTCTTCCCAAAGAAGAAAAAGAAGAGGAAACTCAAATAGAACAAATATACGAAGAGGCTTTAAAGGAAACTTCCAAAAAAGGCACGAATGATTTGGAAGGAGAAGCCTGGGACGGAGAATTGGAGGGCGATGAGGCGATTGATAAATTGGCCGATTCTACATATGAATCTCGCATTCAAAAGGCCATTGAATTTTTGAAAACAAACGAGGGTACTGTATTGTCTCCCAAAGGATTGGAAGAATATAGCCCAAAATACCTTCATATATTGGAGAACATTCAAGACCCGGCGCACTTGGGGTTACACTTAGTTTATAGTCAATTTAGAACATTGGAGGGCATTGGAATTTTTAAAATGGTGTTAGAAGCCAACGGGTTTACTCAGTTTAAAATTAAAAAGGATTCCGCTGGAATTTGGGATTTAGATATTAGCGAGGAAAATATGGGGAAACCAACATTTGCACTCTATACTGGAACAGAAAGTGCTGAAGAAAAGGAATTAATTCGTAACATTTATAATAGCAATTGGGACACGAAGTCTCCCATAACATCAAAGTTGAAGGAGATCGCTCACAATAATCACATGGGTGAAATTATCAAAGTGTTGATGATTACTGCGTCTGGATCAGAAGGCATTAATTTGCGCAGCACTAGATACGTTCACATTATGGAACCTTATTGGAATCCAGCGCGCATTGATCAAGTCGTTGGTAGAGCCAGAAGAATTTGCAGTCACAAGGAATTGCCAGAGGCTCTTCAAACAGTTGAAGTGTTTTTATATTTGATGACCTTTTCAAAAGAGCAAATTTCTCCTAAGAATGATGCTGCCATTGAGTTAAAGAGAAAGGACAAGAGTAAAAGGAAATACAAAATTCCCGTTGAGGGAAAAGAAGAAAAAGATTTGAAGGAAGATTTTATTCCTCTTACTAGTGATGAAGCATTGTTTGAGATTTCAACGATTAAAGAAGAAGTCAGTTTTAAAATAATAACGGCTGTAAAAGAGGCTTCTATTGATTGCGCAGTTTACTCAAAGCGCGGATCCAAAGAGCAACTCAACTGCTTGCAATTTGGCGAACCCTCATCAACCGCGTTTTCTTATATTCCAAGCTATAAAAAGGAGGAGCCCGATTCAACAACTAAAATTAACAAGAACCCTATTGAATGGAGAGGAAAACCATACGAATTCCGCGGTAAAAAATATATTTACAGGAAGATTGATAAAAATAATGGAAAGTTATATGACTGGGATAGTTACCACGCGGCTCTTGAAAACCCACAAGTTCAACCGGTTTTAATCGCAGATGTAGAGCAAACGCCAAAGGGTGTTAAAATTAAAATGGTTCAGTAATTCCAAACGCTTATATTGTAAATAATGTGTTATACAATATAAACTATTCTGCAATCAGCACATTTCTTGTAAACAGAGAGGTTAGAATAATAAACGACATCATGGTTATCTTTCTAATTTTTTTGTATTTTTCAAAATATTCCGCGCGAGATTCGTATTTGTATAATTTTTGAAGGCGCTCGGCTTCTGTTTCTTTTGTCTTATTGTAAGTAAATGCTATGCCTGATAATACAGTTAACAAAAACATCTCAGTTGGAGTAAACAACGTGTGTGCACTTATATTAGAATTTAACTGCGAAAGAAACAAATCTATGTTGAAGAACTCTTTGTAAGACATTTTTGTTACAACTGACGCTGATGCTAACCGAAGTTGGTCGTTTTTAACCGTTTCATATAGAGGCGTCAGAGGATATTCTGTTGTAGGCGCGGGGGTGTGGTTCACTTTTTTCGGAATATAATTTTTGAACCCCGACGGAGTGTATTGCGTAAATGGAATTTCTTCCCAACTTACTTCGCCTGACTCTAGATTGTCTTCATTATTCATGTTAATTAACCGACTTCTTCTTGGGCCTCTAATGGATTTTATAAAAGCTTGCGATTTTGGAAGTAACAATAACCCGAATATCAAAGTTATATACTTCATTCTTCTGTATAATTACTCTCAATATTATTGTTTTCAAAAGGTTCAATTTTATTAGTATTGTCGTTATTATCATTTTTATTTTGAAGTAGTTCTAAGATTTTATTCATTTTATTTTCTAGACTATTTATCTTGTCATTCATAACTTTTATTTCTGATTTTATTTCTTTTTGGCCGTTGTTTTCAATGTCATTTGCAATCTTTGGCTTTGTTTCAGATGAGACATATTTTAATTTTGAGAAAATATTTGACCCCATCTTTTGATTTTGGTCCATCTCTATCTCTCTGACTTCAAAGTTTATTTCGTTAACTTCATATTCTTTATTTTCACCCCAGGATATTTGTTTTTTATTTGTTGGCAATTCATCCCCGATTTGAATAAGTTTTGGAGTTACTTGATTCTTGTATTGATAATCGTATTGTTTCTGTTTTTCTTCCATTTGAACGTTGTTTTGCTGCTTTTGTTGTATTTTTTCGGATTTTACAGAAGTTTCTGCGGGTCTAAGAAACTTTTCAACGTCGTCTTTATTCGCGGTTTTATGAAGTTCCTCAATCTCAAAATTTCGCTGCGCTAATGTTCTGGCAATTAACTCGCCCATAGCGCTTCCGATTGGTTTATCTACATTGTTGTCGCTGAATTTCGGAGCTTCTGGAACAGGAACTGCAATTGCATTTAAAAAATCGTTTTTCTTTGCTTCCAAGTTTTTTTCAAAAGCACTTATACGTTCAGCTTGAATATCCTCGGCCTTAAAAGGTTGATTTTGTTGAAAGGTCGGCGGTGGTTGTTGAAATGATGGTTGTGGTTGTTGTTTTGCAGGTTCATTAAAACTTTGCATAATCTGGCTTATAAATTTCTTATTCATTTGCATCAAATTCTGTGCGACTGTTTTCTCTCTTTCAAAGAATAATCGGGCTTGATTTATAAAGAAACCCCGTGCCCGGGTGAATTGTTCTTGACTTTTTAAACGATCCTTTATATCGTCTAAAATAATTTCCCATATCATTTCTATGTTTTCAGTTGTAATAAAATCTATATTTATCTGTTTTGATGCCATATAAATAATATCGCAATTATTATTTATATACTTTTACGTCGTGTTTTCATTATAACTCCTTATTGAAATATACCTTTCTAAATTGTTCCATGTATTTATCGTCTAAAATATGCGTCTTAAAATAAGTGCTATCGTGACGATCTTCAAGCATATGTGCTATGAAATATAAAGAATAAACGCCGCATTCCGTGTCTCCGTATTGATGTTCAACTGGATAATTCTGGTCAAACTTAATTTTTATTGGGACTTTCAATTGCTTTCCTTGTTTAATAATTCTTTTCACCAATTTCATAACTTGCTGCGGCGCTTTGTCCCCGGCGCTATCAAAAAAGAAAATCTCTCCTTTTTTAATATTGATGAACATGGAAACCCAATGAGAACCGCCTTTATAATGCGGATCCAAGTTGAATATTATTCCGATTTTGAATCTTCCGTTTTTAATTTCCTGTTCCAAATTGAAATGGCACAATTCTTCCCAAACGCATTCACCATATAATTTATGCGTGTCAAAATCAATGGGCGAAGGCCCAATAAAATCAAAACACTTATATTTCTCTTCGTATTGTTTCATCACGTCTAATATGTCAACGCTTGAAAGCCATTCGTTTGGATTTTTACTCCAGTCTTTGGGGGAAACCGGTGCATAAGACTCTTGCAATTCTTTATTTAGTTTTCCGTCTACAAATTTCTGCTTTAACCAACACGATTCTTTATTGCAAATGCCTTTTAGTTTTGAATTTAACGCGCTCCATATTTCTTTGGAATCATTTGCCTCAATTTTTGATTCGGGATGCCTCGCGTTCCACAATTCTTTTAATTTATATAACGTTTCATCTTCTAAACAAGTGTAACCTTTTTTGGCGGTTTTTGGGCTGCAACGCAACTTTACTGTATCTAGTTGTTTTCTCATTTTTTCTCTAAATATGTGATTTCTTCTTGTGCTGTTATTTTGGGATTGGGATTGTTGTTTCTTCTGGGTTTTCACTGTTTTTTTTATTTGTTTTGTCGGTCTTGTTTTTGTTGTCTTTTTTATCGGTGTTATTTTTTTCAGGAGTTTCTTCATATTTATTATTGATATTATTCTTTTTGCAAATACCTTTATTTTTAAGAGTTGGGTCTTTCAGATTAATGTCTTTTTGCATTGGAACAAACTGTTTTTTTTCAAGTTTAGTCGCAGTGCGTTTTACGAGTTTTTCAAGAGAGTTTGGTTCAGAAATTTTAATAGAACGCATCATCGCGAGATTCACTTCTTGTGAATTATAAGAAGGATCTAATGGAACCGCGTTTAAATTTTCGGCAGTCATTCCATTATAATCTTCTTGTATTATGTCAGATTTATCTAAAACCTTGAAATATTCAACGCAAACTCTCGCATAAGCATCAAACGCGCTTCCGACGTCTGGGTACATGGTTTCCGGCTTTTCGTTATTCAATAATTTTTTTGTTAGATCAAAAATGCGTTTCTTGTAAAATTTTTTATCCTTTCTTATGGTGTCTTTTTTTGTTGTTACGGATTGTTCACTCACGTGTTTTGCGTATTGGTTTTTATTCATTAAACACTCTAACGTTATTTCCGTAATTAGACTGTCATTCATTATATTTGTTATTGATATACTAATTTTATATTAATAA